GCTTGTGACTGCGGACTTTCTACGTTAATAAACCCAGGTATAACTTCTTGATTAGATGTTCCAGGTTTCCAACCCCAAGTACCGGTATATTTTGAAATTGAAACTTTATTCAGATAGATATCTTCTACGGAATCAATTTCACCTTCACTTACAGCAAAAAGTAATCTTAGAGTTTGTTTACTACGCAGCGTATCATCAAGTTCAACTGGTGCATGACCGCCGTCACCGCCTTTTCCTTCACCTGCTAAAATTAGTTCTTGCATAATTAACCCTGTGTACTTGTAATAGAAGAAGAAATTAAAACACCGCCAGCAAAACCTTCACCATAGCAGAGTGGTACAATACCACCTTGTTCTCTGATAATTGGAGCACCGTTGAATAGGCTGGACTGTTTAGTTTGTGCCATAGCAGGATCAGAAGCAAATTCTTGCGTTGGAGAAAGTGCCTGAACGATCATCTTTACTGCCAGAGAAATTGCAATATTAACTACGGCAGTGAGGGCGTAAATTAAAATAAGTTGTGCTGTAGTAGCCACTAAAGCACCTGATGCTGTCACAGTACCTACTCCAATGATACCAGCGATAGCTGCTGCAGTAAATTCACCTTCAAATTCTGGAATAATCAATAAAGTGTCATAGATACTTAAAGTTGAAGTTATGATCTCAGGCTCAAGGGCAACTGGTTCAATCCCTTCAACTTCAGAGTAAAGAACATATTTATACTTCCTTGCTAAGAAGTTTTCAAGAAATTCTTTAGAAGTTCTGAGTTTTATGAAAGATAAAATATCCCTAATGTCAGTAAGAGAAGTTTCAAACTCATCACATTCATTTAGATTTTTAAATAATTTTACTTTCATGCCGCAGTACCCTATGGAATTTATTAATAAAATGCTCTAAGGATTCTTCTTTACTTATTAGAGACTGGTGAAGAATACCTGTTCCGGTATAGATGCCAAGATGGTTACGTTTTCCACCGGCATTATCTAGCAGGAGTAAATCACCTTTTTCTAGTTTAGTATCTATAGGTAATTGACAGAATCCATACTCCAAAATATGTTCATCAAACAGATTATTAAAGTTACGTAGTTGTTCGAAATCTTCTGTAGCTTTATGGTTTGGTAGTTCGATATTTAATTCAAACAGATAGTAATCCTGAACCAGAGAGTAACAATCATCTATAAACCAAATGAACCTGCGGTTTAAATACTTTTGTTTAGGTTGTCTAGGCAGCCAAATAGGGTAAGAAACTGTAAGACCTTCACAACCTACAATACCCCAGGGAATACCGGAAGCTTTCTGCATTTCAATATCTTTGTAAGATGGTGTCCGCAGATCAAATACTTCATGCTGAACTCTGGAAGTACAATGGGAGTGCAGTACTGCAGCAATATCACCAAGATACTTTGCAAAATGTTCTGGTAAAATACTGAAGGCACTTTCTGGAGTTTCATGGGAATTTTCCAGTGGAATAAACTCCCCAGTACTTTTTAGAATAATTCCACACATCTCTTTTGGGTACTGCGCAAGAGTATAATCTTCAATAGCAGTCCACTGAGTTATAGAAAGTTCCATATTAACCTACCCTTTTATTTATACCTAAACCAGGAAAATCTTTCTTCAGCATTCTGCGTTTTGGTAAGAAAGATCTGTCTCTATCTAAAGGACTGCGAAGTTCAAACTTAATTGCAGTTCTATTATGTGAAAGTTTTTTACCTATAGTGTACTTGAGTGGTGGAGCAGAGAATCCGGAAGCTAGGAAGTTTTGAAAAGTCCTGACGTAGGTAATTTCAACTCCTACCATATCTTCGTTTTCAAAGCAGAGTGTTCCAAACAGTTTCAGAAAAGCCCCATCGAGACCGACAAGATTTTGTACTTCAAGTGTTGGGCGTGCTGGTGCTGCGGAAGAGTTAGTTCCAACACCAGTAAGTCGTATACCCATTCCGGTGTAAACTTGTCCATCAAAAGTTACTGAAGCAGCTCCTGTAGTGAAGTAATACATAGGTTTATTTATTATCGTACAGTCTATTATGAATAACTCAATATACGGTGAAGTTTCTGATGAATTTACTTCTTGTTCTAAGCTCATAATTAACCTACACTGAAGTTTTCTTCTAGCGTTAATGTAGCTTGATACTGCCGTCTAGCAATACGAGTTCTGCGGAAAGAAGTTCCTGACTTTATTTTGAAAGTTCTTTCTACAGTTTCATCTTCAGGTGTCCACAGGATTTTACCCCAAGTACCTACACTTCGTACTGCAGCAAGGATTGTTTGATACTCACTTTGCGTCAGAGGTGCCCAGGTAATCTGCCATAACTCTACCATAGGATGAATACCTAAAGGAGAAACCTGTTGCTGAGAATCTCCAAAATTTGCAGTAACTTCCTTGAAAGTTAATTCCATATCTATATTCAGACTTATTTTACCAGGAACTGGCATATTTATCGTAGTCATAACTTACCCAAATTTAGTAGTTTTATTTAGAGTATTACCTGCACGAGTGGCGTTGGAAATTTCTTCTCTAGCTATAGTTTTCATCATAGCTCTGGCAATTTTCATTCCAGTTTCATCTGCAGAGTCGTTCTTATTAGCAGTAACTTGTACTGAAATATTGTAGACATTTCCTCCTGCGGAACCTCCACCGACTTGTTTAACGCCCAGATTTCCACTAGCATCCCGTTTTAAAGGTAGTATAGCCTCTGGCCCATCTTCACGCAAGCTACCTACACCACCACGTTTAAATTGAAAAGTTTGTCGTTGCATTCCGATATCTGGAATACCACCTCTACGAAATTCTACTACATTACCTTTTTTGCTTGGAGATACTCCAGAACCCCAACCTGAGATAGAATCCCAAGCGCCTTGATTTGCAGTACCTGAACTTGTACTACCAAAGGCAGCTCCTGCAGCTGAAATAATCAACTTCATAATTTGTGAAGAAGCTTCTTGTGCAGCTATTTTAGCAAGATCATTAAGCACTCCTAAAGCAAAAGCCCTGAAAGCTTGTCCTGCAGTTTTTGATCTGGTTGCAAAATCCACCAGACCTTGTGAGAAGTTATTACCTAAAATAGTTGTAAACTTAGAAGCTACTAAACTTGTCTCAGCTGAAAGAGATTTCCATTCTTCTCTAATTCTTCTGATAGAACGTACTTCAGCATTATCTTCTGGTAAACCTGCAAGAGCTTGTTCCCTAGCAGTTATGTAGGTATTCATAGAATCTAAAGCAGACTTTCTTGCTTGCTGTGTTTGGTACAATGCTTCAATCTCAGAGACAGCACCAAGTTTTAGATTATTTTGAATTCGTTCTTCCTGCAGAGCTAAATGTTCTTTTGCTAAAGAATAAGAAGTAACTGCTTGTTGTGACTGTGCAAGTTTTTGATTGTAACCTTCTAAGGCATCATACTGCTTTAGAGTAGCATCAATTTCTGCTTTACGTTGTGCAGTTGTATTTACTCCATTTTTCTCTTGAGTAAGTTTAGCAATACTTTCACGATACTTTTGTTGGAAATCAATTAGTTGAGCGCTACTATCTTTTCCAAGCATTTGTTGGTATTCAGCATTGATGTCAGAGATTGCACCACGCAGTCCTTGGTAAGCTGCAGTTTCGCCCCGTAAAGCTTCTTCAGAGATTTTAGCTTGTTTACCTAACAGAATTTTAAGTTGTAATTCTGTAGAAGAAATTCTACCTACATCTCTCTGCGCAACAGCTGCAGCATTCTGTTCTCTAGCTACTTGAATTTGTAAAGCTAAATCTTCTTGCTGTAGTGCTTTCTTTTTAGCATAGTAATCACTGATAGCTATTACATTATTACTGTATTGAGTTTCTAACTCTTGCAGACTTTCTGTTACAGCATTCTTCTCATCTTGTAAGCTGGTTTTAATATCAGTATAACCTGCTTTGACAGCAGCACTTTTAGATTTACTTTTTTCCTTAACAGTTTCTCCAGCAGCTTGGGCTTTTGCATCTAAAGCATTTAAAAGTCTCTCAGTTTCTTCAAGTTGTTTACCTGCTTTTACCCAATCTTCGCCAGATAAAGTTCCAGAGAAGAAAGCATCCCTAGCTTTCTGCTGCTCTGCCAACAATTGATCTCTAGCTTCTTTTTGATTTTTTATCTCTGATTTAATTAAAGCTTCTTTCTTTTTACCTGCTTTCTCTAAAGTTGCTATTTCAGCTTCTGCAGCTATCGCAGTAAGGTCAGCATTCTCAAAGGGTTTGTAAGCAGCACCTACAGTTTTATTAGCTTCTTCAGTTAATTGTTTTCTTCTAGTTTTAAGTGCTTCTTCTACAGCAGCTAATTCTTTAGTTGGATCTTCTTTAACACCTAACAAAGTTAATCCATTAAGTAACTTTCTCTGCCCAGCTTCACGATCCCAATCTTTTTTAGCTGAAGTTAATTCTTTAAACTGCCCAGCAAGCCGTTGTACACCCTCATCAGCTTCCACATCAAAAGCTATTTTAGCTTCTGGCCCCTTTGCAGCAGCTTCTTTAGCTTCTATCAATTTCTTAGCAGCTTCTCTTGCGTCATCCAGAGCAAATTTAGCATCAAGAGCTTTTCCTACTATAGTACCAAGACCTATTAGCAGTGCTGTTGGTGCAAACCTGGATGCAATAACACCTAAAGCAGTTACAGCACTGCCAGTAGAAGCTAAGGCTGTACTTGCACTTAATGCAGCTCCAGAAGCCTTACCCAATGCTCCTGCAGCAATTACAGTAAGAGTAATTCCTAACTGTGATATTGCTCTTTCAGTGTCATAAGTATTGCTGGTTAATTTCGCAAAACTCTCTGTTAAAGAAGTAGCCCAGCGTACTGAAGAAGTCATAGAACTTTCAGTAGCTTTGTAAACATTCTCAGCAAGATGCGTCCAGCCAGTGCTTAATCTACCAAGTTCTGCATTTAAGTTAGAAGAAGCTCTTTGAAACGCAGGGCCGCCGAAAGCTTCTGCCATACGAGCCATCATCTTTTGCACAGCATCATCAGCAGGTATTAAACCTTTCTTCATCTGCTCGCCAAGCTCTGCTGCAGATTTACCTAAAGCAATAGCAGCCTGATTGGTGATACCTGGCAGAGTTTGTGACAACTGTTTGGTAAGCTCTTCAGCTTGTACTTTACCTTTGTTGAACATCTGACTCAAAGCCAGAAATACACCATTAACTTGATCGGTAGTTAAATGCAGTGTTGTTGCTGTAGTGTTAACATCAGAAAAGATCTTTTGAACAGTTGCAGCGCTTTGACCAGCAAGTAAAGCTGATGCAGAGAATGTAGCATAAGAACTTCTTAAAGTAGCAAGACTTAAACCAGTTCTTTCTGCTTCGGTATTAAGATATTGAATTTGTTGTGCAGCTTGCCCAAAGGAACCAAAAGTAGCAGTCAGTGTAGCTGTAGTTTGCTCCAGTTGAATACCAACTCTAGGAATACTTTTCAAACCTTCAATTGCAGTATTAATAGTTGCGTTAAAGATTCTGTAGATAGAGATAGATTCAATAACCCTACCAGCAAAGCTTGATTGAGATTTCTCTGCTTCTTGCAGGCTCTGGTTATGTTTCGCAAGTCCAGAGTTAAGAGCATTAAGTTGTTGTTGTGCTGTAGCAAAGGCAGAAGTAAGTCTATTATCTGCGGCTTTATTACCAAACTTCCCAGCAGAAACTTGAGATTGTATTTTAGCAATCTGTGCTTGTAGAGTTTGTCTAATAGCAGCTTCTTGAATAGCAGTTTTAATTGATGCTGCTTGGAAACTACCAGCACCATAAGTTTCTTCTGCTTTGTGTAGCTTAGTAGCACTGTTGAGGGCTGCCATTTGAGCACGAACAGAAGCGTTGAAAGCAGTTTCTCTGTTCTTTTGTTCTTGCTGCGCAATTAGAGTTTTTTGACGTTCAGTTTCTTTCCACTGTTGGATGATAGCCTGACTATTAGCCTTGGCAATAGCACGTTCCCGTTTTTCTTGCTCACGTTCCTGTTTTGCTAGCTCTGCTGTCCATGCTTTTCTATATGCTTCAGCTCTAGCAGTATTATCAGCTAACCACTTCGGGCTGCCAACCCCAGTAGCCTCTTGCTTACTTCCTGGAAGATCTTTTTCTTTGATGGAACTTAATGCTGATTTAGGTTTTCCGTTCTGAAACCAAGCTAAACCTTTTTGATCTTTCAGTGCACGTTCTACTTGACGTAAAGCATCTGCAAAACTTAATGCTCCATCAGTAGCTACTTTAAAAGTTTGCCTAGCTGTTCCAGTTTTTGTATTCAAAGAACTTAAGGCAGAATCTATAGAACCACCCATAGAGGCGGCAGCTGCTTGCATAGCTTTGAACTGAGCTTCTAGTTTATCTGCGCCTTGACTAGCTAAAACTATCGTAAACTGCTTTTTCTGATCTGCCATAAGTATTCCTTAAAAAGTTAAAACTGTTTCTTCTTCTGGAGGGTTTGTAGCTTTTTGTTCTTCTTCTGGGGCTGGGTTCGTCACGCTCATATATCCAGAATGTATAAGAGGTATGTCTTGCAGAACTTTCTCTAACTTAGCTGCTTTTTCACTTACTAGATGTGGGATTAAATGACTACAGGAACTGAGCTGACCTTCTTTCAAGTATGGTCTAATTGTTCTGTATATATTGTAGGAATCTAAATTAGTTTCCCAAATATAAAAAAACTCTACAGGATACTCATCGCTGTAGAGTTCTTTGTCATCCAATTCATCATACATGTCACCAAGAAATTCTCTTTCTTTAGCAACTCGCTTTTCTACTTCAGCTAAGTAAGAATAAAATTGAATTGATTCTGCAAGAATTTCTCCAGCCCTTATGAGTTTTTTACTTCAGCATCATTACCAAAGTCAAGGTTCAAAGAGATTGAATAAAGTGCTGAAATAAAGGCAGAACTCCAGGGAGCGCTGGTTAAATAAATATCCAGGAGGAAATCCAGACATTTAGTATTATCTCCCCAGAGTTCTTGATAATCACCATTTGGTACTGTTCTGGTATCAGGAATTTTGATAGTAAATTCTGGGCCTTCCTCACAGGTCAGTTCTACATCTTTCAGATATAAAACTTCACCTTTAACCAGTTGTTTAAGTTGTTCTTCTTTCTGTTCAGAAGTTTCAAAACTTACAATTTCCACTGGGTAGGTACCTTTTGGCCCTACAGGAGCATTTGTAACTTTGTCACATTGTTCTGCAAAAAACTGAGCTTCTTTGATAGATTTTCTTTTGAAACCTACAATAAGTTCTGCTTGTTCACCAGCAATATCTTTGGCTTTTAAAACCAATTCAATTACAGGATTTGTTAGTTGTACATGATATTTACGCATTTTAATTTCCTCGAAAGTAGAAAAGAAGAGGCAGCCAGCTACTGCCTCAACTAGATTAAGACATAGTAAGTTCGACGTTACCAGTTCTTCTGAATGTAATGTTTTTAGCTTTGTAGTTACCTACTGTAGCGTTGGAGATACCCATACATTGCAGTTTATCAAACACCAGTTTAACACGTTTACCTTTGGTTAAGCCCCAAGCAAACTGGAAGTGGTAAACTTTTTCCAACATTTTTTCTGCAACAAAGGTTGAATCTGCTTTTGCAGTCAGTACAGTCAAAACTATGTCAGTACCAGTAGCACCTTTGTCAAAACCTTCCTCAAGAGCTGACAAGAATCTACCATACTCCCAACCTAACAGATTTGGTGCAGACAGTTTACTGAAACTGATGTTGTTTGAGTTTGCAAAAGATGTACCATACAGTTGTAATTCTGCACGAGTAATCGTGGATTGGCGTACAGCATCCATGATAATATCTTTCTGAGTTCCGTAGTTAGGTACAATTTTAGGATTTTGTACCATAGGGAAATCAGATTCGTGACCTACCAGAGAATCATAACTGTTACCTTTAAAGTTCCATTTCAATCTGGCTCTGGAACCTACTTCGATATCCAGGTCAACATTAGCACGAACACCATACAGTCTGTACAAGTTTTGATTGGTCAAATCTGCAGAAGATTCTTCCAACATGTCCAGCGTAAGTGTAGTGTTGGTTGTTGCAGTTTTGTCGATGACGATTGACTGGTCAGTTAAGTTACCAGGAGCTGCACCAGTACCTGAACCAGCTACTACATTAGCGCCAGCTGCTTGAAACAATTTACCTAAAGCAAAACCCGATACAGTTGCTGCAGAACCATTTGCAATTGTACCTAAAGCAGGAACGAAAGTATCTCCAGAAGCTGTAGCATAACGATCTTTCATTGTTACACCTTCATCGTCATCCAGCTCAGAACCAGTGTATTGGAAAGTTTCTGATTCTAACTCTGGTTGAAAATCAGCATCAAAGATAGCAATAGCAT